GAATTGTCCGGCAGGGTGCGGAGGACTTCGCGGCAATCGCCGTGTCGGATCGTCACGCTCATGGGGTGTTTCCCTGAGGGCGCGAGAGTGCAAGAGCTTCGCGAATAACCTTCATAACGGGCTCGGAGGTATCGCCGCAGGCTACGGCGGCCAGCGCCACGGCTTCGTTGCTGACAGCCCGGCTATCGCCCGGCTCACCTGCCATGATGATATTCACAGCGAGGTCCAGGGCCTCTTTCACTTCCTGCGGTTCATTGAGGGAGCGGATTGCGTCCCGAATCTTGTCTATCCCGGTTTGCGGGTGCATCCCGTTCGGCCAAAAGCCGGTTGAGAACGGCGCGCGTGAAAGCACGTCTTCCGCGAGTTCAAGTGCCTCGCGCACCACGTCAGTTCCGGCAGAACAGCTTTGGACCGGATCGAGTTCAACATGGTTCGGGCAATCTTCGTCGCAGGGCTCACGCGCCCCGCAATCGTGACAAGTCTGCTCGTCCTTGGGCTGCTCGGCAGAGGAGCGGGAATGGTAGGTGCCATCGAGATCAACCCAATCGACAGGCTTTGCGGCTGCTTGGGCAGCATCGGGGGCGTGCTCGGGCAACGGCGAGTGCTTCGGCTTCGCCGCCTGCTTCGCCCTGATCTTGTCGATCTTGGTCCAGACGCGCGCCAGTTCGGTCTCGCCGGCCTCCATCATGTCCATGTCGTGGCAGTTGGCGAGCGCTGTAAGCGTCACCAGCGAGCCGCCAAGCTCCTGGAAGGGCTCGCCGACCGGGCGGTTGAAAACGTAGTCCACGAGTTGGTGCGCTTCGCTGCGGGTGCAGCCAAGCGACTGGACCAGCTCCAGTGCCTCCTCAAGGAAGCGGTGATTGCGCTCGACGCCGTCCCGGCAGACTTCCATTGAGAAACACGTCATGAGCCATTCGACGACGCGCTTCTGAAAGGGGAGTCCGGTGGTGGCAGCGGATGAGTGATGCTCGGTCATTGCTCTGCCTCGAATTTCAATCCGGCGATGCGCGCCCGCTGCTTGTCGATCGATTTCAGCTTTGCTGCCTGCATTTCCTTGGCGCGCTTGATCGCGTCAGCATGCGATCGGTGCCAGTCCTGGCCGTGGAAAAAGGTCAATTGGCCGTTGACCTTCTTGACCATGTTCGGAGATGTGTCGAAGCAGTCCTCGACCTGCATCTTCATGATGCCTTCGGTAAGGGCGTACTTCGTGACCCAAGCCGTGAAGCGTTTGCTCATGGGGTGCGATCCTGTTGGAGAGGGAGCTCTGACGCCTGCGCAAGCCTTGCGATGATTTTGGCTGCTTGCAGCCGAAGGCGATCGATCTCGTCAACCTGCCTGTGGCGGAGCATGTCGCCCGCCGCCCACTCTCGAAGATCAATCTTCAATATTTCGCTAGACAGGCTACCGAGTGTTCTGACGGCTTGCTCCGAAGCGGGGGTGACATCTTCCGATATCCAAAACCCTGACCATCCGAGCGCAGCGATGATGTGCCCGGCTGGCCCAGGGGAATTTTGAGGCCCGTCCTGATAGAAGCGCGCAACTGCGGCGTTTATGACATCTCCAGGGTTCATGCGGCCACGCACTCCATGTAGTCGAGGACCTTGGCGAGCCGGCCTGAAACGATGGTGACAAAGCCATTGCCCTCGCGAGCGGTAACGGTGGCAAGGTGAGCATCAGAGCCGCCGCGGAAGTTGACGCCCCAGCCGAGGGTGTTGGCGAGGAGGACGATTTGGGTGCGGATGGCTTGGTTGGTCATTTGCTTGCTCCGTTGCTTGACTGTGATTGCGTATATACGATATAGTTCTGGAGCCGTCAATAGCGTATATATGGAAAAACGACATGGGACGAAAAAAAGTTTGGGACGAGCGGATTCTGCTACCGCTGAAGACTGAGACCTTGGAGCGGATCGACGCCGACCGCGAGGATGGCGAAGACCGCGTGAGTTGGATCCGCGATGCCATCGAACGGAAGCTGAAGCGGCGGAAGTCATAGGGGCTCCGGAGAGGAGAGCGCCAGAGCGGAATCAGCCAAGCGGCACTGGATCTCGTTGATCAGCTGCGAGGCGCTGCCATCGCAAAGCTTCTCTTCCAAAGCCGCGATGGAATCCGAGATGTACTGCCACTGAAACATCTCGCGCCCGCCGCAGGAGTTGCGGATTTCCTCGCCGAGGACGAGGAAGAACTTGGCTTGATCGTCCGAGTTCATGTGCGCGACCAGAACGCCAAGCTCGTCCGGCGTTGGTGCCTTTGCGAGCTTCTGAACATCAATTCCGCAGATTGTCTGCATCTAAAATTCTCCTTAAAAATCGGCGGCCTGGCCGTGAGGCGATGAGAGCGCGGGAGCCCTCCGCTTGCGCCGCTCGCGGATTTGATGCTCGATTTTCACGACGCCCATAATCGCCGGCTTCAATTCCTGCGGAGCGTCGTCATAGCCGCGCCCGTATCGACCGCCGAGACGTGGCAGCAAGGCGCGCGGAATCAGCTCCCAATTTGACGGGTCACAATTGAGTTTGTCGCCCTTGCACTTCAGCGCCATCCCGTCAGGAATTGGGCCGTGCTGCTGTTCCCATAACCAGCGGTGCTTGAGTCGATACCGACGCTCGAAACCCGTATGTGGGTTCACTTCATCAACGCTGATCTCGACATAGCCGTCCTTCGAAATGCGCTCATGCCCGAGATAGTTTGTATTGTGGGGCAGGTTGCCCTTCTTGAAATGGTTCTTGGCGGCGTTGGGGCTGCGCGCGGATGGGTGCGGCTTGCCTTTGTTGTGTGGCACAAGTCCCTTTTCGAAGCAGCCTGTCCGCCCCGTGAACCATCCGTTGCGCTTGCACAGAGCATTCAGGTTTGCGAGCGACACGTCGGGGCGAGAGAACTTCTCCACGAAAAGCGCGTGCAGATCGGTGCGTTTCATCTTCCCGCGCCGCCGGATGAAGCCGAGCTCGGCAGAACTATAGGGAATGTAATGGCCCTTCATTGCGTCTTCCCGTTTACGATGGCCACGGGCTGGCGAGGCTTATTGCCGCCCTCGACTGCCGGTAGATGCGGGGTTGGGTCGTAGCCGTGCTCAGAAAGCAGTCTCGCGGCCTGGATCTGTAGGCTGGCATTCTTGATGATCTGATCTGCCACGCCGATAATGGCTTCGCCGCGCCTGGACTCTTGGTCGATCTGTTCCGGCGTCAGATCCTCGTCGGACAGCCGCTCAAGCTGAGCGAATAAATGGTCGTTCAAGTCCGAAAGCTTGTTCTTAGCCATGGCTCTTTCCCTGTCGTAGCGAGACCAGCGAACCCCTCACGACCTGAACATCCGCAGCAGCGTGCGATAGAGCCAGCCAGAGCCGAGAACCAACAGAACCCCGATGACGATCACGAGAACAAAATCAGTCATTTCAGAACCCTCTCCATTTTTCGATCGGCGCTGACGCCTTCCGCTGCGGTGCCGCTTTTGCAAAGCCTCTGCTCTGGATCTTCGCGCGCTTGGTGGTGATGCCGCGGTGCTTCGCAGCCTTGCGATAGACGCGAGACTTTTCAGCAATGTCGGCGGCGGTCTTGTCCTTCTGGTGCCCCTTCAGCCACGGCTTGAGATTGGACTCCCGCCGCTCGCCGCCATTGATCAGTGCGATCGTGTCTTCACATTCCCAAGCTTCGCCCGGCCTGATCGGGCGGTTGCAGCCGCACTGGCAGCGGCCGTCGTAGCGCAGGAAGATGCGGAGCCGAACACGCGGCGGTACTGCGCTGTCCGATGTCTTTCCGATCCACTCGGGGATTTCGCGGGTCATACGCGAGCCCTCGTGTTGCTGCTCTGCGTGCGCCATGCCTCGATCTTTGCATCAGCCGCGGCGCGCAAGAACCTGTGGCCTTCGTCCTCCATGACGGCTTGGCGAATAGCTTCTAGGTGCTCGACGTAACGGGGATCAGAGTAGGCTTCCCGCTCCTGGAGGACGGCGGAAAGCTTGCCGTGCTCCTTCATCAACTGAGCCTTGAGCACCTTGCGGTACTCCTCGACGTAGACGCGATTGGCTTTGGCTTGGGCAGCATCCCGCGCGTTGTCGCGAAGGTAGTCCAGCGCCTTGTCAATCTCTTCGTCGGTTATAAAAGAGCGGTTGGTCATGCTTCCCCCGAAGCGTGCAGTTGTCAGCGGAACTCCGGAGCAAAAGGTATGTCGTCGTCCATGTCTTCCTTGAGAGATCTGCCGGACGAGATCGGGTCAGGCTTGCGGATGGTAGCCTTCGCCCGCTGACTGATGGGAGCCTCCTGCTGGCTCGGCTGCGCATCCTTCGGCCGAACCGTGAAGGAGAGCGACGGCGAGTCCGGTGAGGCACCTTCCTTGCGCTTCCAGGCGTTCAGCCAGTATTCAACTCCGTTGACATTGATCGATCCGGTGAAGTCTGCGTCCTGCTTGTCCGGACGCTTCTTCTTGTTCGGCCAGATCGAGCCGCGGTTGGTGTTGTCGAATGCCATTACTCTGCTGCCTCTCTCGCTGTTGCCCCGATCCTATCGAGGGTTTCATTCAGGTGACGGCGCATCCCGACCGGGAGCTGCACAATCATGCTCTTGTTCTTCTCGCGGAATTCGATCGCAGCATCTGGGCTCGTCACCCACTGCTTGATTGCCGAGTTCATCAGTTTGTAAGCTTGGATACCGGCACGAAGGCCCCATCCAGCTTTGGCGGCGAAGTCCTCGTGAAGGTCGTCCAGCCGCTTGCGCTCGCTGTCCTTGATCCTCACGGAGCGGCCTGCTGGCTCGAGCTCGACCCACGGTGACTTGAGATCGTACAGGTAGCGGCCGACGCCCCAACGCACAGCAGCGCGCTTCAGGGCATCGGAAAGCATGCCCTTCTCGCCCTCAACGTCGGTCGCGCCGGCCCCGTCCGCCTTCCAGATCCAATCCCCGGCGATCAGGATGCCGAGATTGCAGATGATCGCATTGCCAGGAGCAGCGCTGTAGTTGCACTGCCAGCCGTCCGGTCCGCATACGCTATCGAGCCGATCCATGACCGCGCGGGCATCCACGTAGCAGAGGGCGAGGCCCTTGCTCTTGTCGCCGTTGGTTGAACCGACACGCCACTCGATGTATTCGAGCGGGAAGGGCTCAGACAGCGCGTCGAAAAGCTCCTGCGCGTCGCTCATCGGCGGAACCCCACTACGTTCGAGGCTTCCGTATCCATCGCACGGAGTTCGGAAATGAGAAGGTCAACCCGGCTCTTGATCGACCAAAGATCGGCCTCGACCTTCGGCGTGAAGCAGGGAGACGCGATCGGGTCAGAACGCAGCTTGACCAACTCGGCCGTCGCCAGCCATGCATCACGCGCGGCCATCTCGACCTTGTATTGTGCTTGCTCTCGCGGGGTTGTCGGCTCGTCGCCCATGTCGTCCTCCATCACTCTACGAATTTCTTGCAATGCCATATCGAGTTCAGACATGACGCCCATGGTTGTCCTCACAGTGCGAAAGCCGCTGCGCCAAAGAAGGCGAGGAAGAAGCCAACCAGCACGAGGCTGTTTTCGATGATCTCCATGCGGTCCATCACTCGCCCTCCATCTGGTCGAGAAGGTCCGCGATGGCAGCCGCTTCGGTGTCGCCGTATCCGACCGGACTTTTCGACCACCAGCCTTCGGAGTCGCATTCAGCCTCGTAGGTGTTGCGGTCGATAGCGCGCCACTGGTTGTCGGGCTGAAGCTCGGTATCCAGGTCAATGTGATCGGGGATGGAAAGGATGACGGTCATCACGCAGCCCTCCGAAAGGCGTTCGCGAAGGTCGTCCCGCAAACCATCTCCACAAAGACGTAAGCCTCGTCGCCGAGCTCCTCGTTGTCCTCTGCCCAGCGGTTAATGACCGTCCGGCAAATCTCGTCGGTCGCATCGCGGCTGGTGCCGGCCTCAAGCGAGATCGCGATGACCTGCGCGAGGTTGGAATAGTCGGCGTCGATTTCCTTGATGACCTGAGAGCGGGTGAACAGGTCGCCGTCGATCCACTTTTCCTTGCGGCCCCGGACCACGATGAAATGCTCGCGGGCGCTGATCGTGCCGGCCGGAATGGTGCCGATCTCTTTGACGCTATCGGGCGGAAGATGCTGGTTCATGGCCGTTCCCCTTGCTGGTGATTTGGAATGTACACCAAGCGTACAGGTCAGGTCAACAACAATCGTACGCCATGTGTACGATAAATTTCTGAGAGGGGCGGCTCTTGCGAACGTACCGTGAACAACCCATATAGAAAAATGCCCGGCCTGATCGCAACATCAGCCGGGCTGATCTGGGTCCGCTTGAAGGACAAAGCCCAGACCGTTGAGGATTGGTATATAGGGCGCTTCGCTCGCCGCCGCAATGTAATTTTGTCCGGCCCGGTACAAAATACCGATCGAGCTGCCTTCTATTGTTGCACCGGCCCGGCGGCACCGGGGACGACGCGCGGGGTTCTTCACCTACGGGGCTTCCGACCCGAGCAAATGCCGACGGGGCTATGCTCGCAACTGGGACTTTTAAGGCAGTGTATTGCGTGCCGGGCGGCTGGCCCCCGATATAGGGCATCCCAGGTATACGCGCTATCCGATCTCCCCAGACCGCTTGGCTGTACTGCCGGGAATAGCGGAAGGCGAGCTATTGTCTGCTGGCCTTGCGTCCCTCATTCCAGACCCTCAGAAGGGTCTCAGGATCTGGCGGGAGTGGATCGCCTGGCTTCGGCGGCGGAACAGCAATCAACGTCGCCACGGACACTCCTAGAGCCTTGGCGATGCCTTCCATGATCGGCTGAGAGTAGGGGATTCGGCCATTCTCCATTCGGCCGATGCTGGCATAAGTATAACCCTTCTCACTGATTTCGTTCTCGCGGAGATAATCGGCCACGTGCTCGGCCAGCTCCTCCTGCGACATCTCCTTGAACTCGCGCCACTGCTTGATGAACGTCCGCTGATACAGCGGGCGTAGTCTGGTGCCGGGTACGGGGTGTTTGACGATTCTTTTAGCCATGTACGCATCATGCACGCTGGCCCCGAAACATTGAACGGCGCCAGGTGTACGAAGAGGCTTGACCGATACTGTACGCTTGGTGTACAACGCCGATATGCACCTCTCCGAATACATGGCTCTTCACAAGCTTGACGACGACGCCGTGGCGTCCGGCATCGGCAAGACACGCGTCACCGTCAGCCGGATTCGACGCAGGAAGGTTCGGCCGGACTGGTCCACGATTGAGGCCATAAAGGCCTTCACAAAGGGTGCCAGCACCGCTGACGACTACGTGTCGTTGGAGGTCGCTCAATGAGCTGCGCGCAATCGTTGCATCAAGGTGTGCTGCTTGGAGGGCTTCTCGTCCAACGCATGCTTCGCATCGATAATACCGATCTCGGCCCCCGAAAGGGAGATGATCAGGTTGAGTTGTGCGCCACTGCCAATCGTGAAGCCGACGCAACGCAAGACGCCGTTGATCTTTCTGAAGGCGCCGAAGCCGTCGAAATACATCGTACCAACGCCAGCTGCCTGCTCCAGCAGTTCTTCGTCGTTCATGTGCAATCCCCTTGCCCTGAAAGAAGGGAAAAATATGCACAGTCGCGGAACTGTCACAAGTTAAAAACCGCGCCGCGTGGAAGTTACGGGGTTCGTCGTCAGGTTGATTCAATTTGCGATGTTCCAACTTCCGGAACCTCAACCTGTTTATGGGCCGGCGCTCTTTGCAGCGTTTGTCAGCGCGATCACCAGCGCCTGGATGACATCAGGCAGCTCGGAGAGCGGAAGCGCGAGACGCGCGACGACTGTACCCACGTCGTTTTGCCTGCTGTACAGCACGATTCGAACGATGCCTGCGACAATTTTGACCTCGTGGATGCCGTCGAAGAAAATCTCTTGTGCGTTATGCGGATCGATCACGTCCATCAAATTTCTCCAAAGGGGAAATGCATGAGCATAAATTTGAGCAGCCGCCGGATGCCTGACGGGGGAACCAACACATCCGGCGGCCTTCTCTTGGGTGACGCGGTACTTGCACCCAATCCCTATTCAGTTGCCTCCACGTCTTCCTCCCTTCGTGGACGGCTCAACTCTCGCGCTCAACAGCGCGAGCTTTTTATTGACATCCGCGAGTTCGCGACGGGCCTGTTCCTCATCGGCTTTGGCGCGCTCGTGGTGTTCCTGGTTGCTATCGGATTCGCCGGCTATCGCGCGTTCGTTTCTTAGCCGGTTGAGTATCAGGGCGGCATGAAAGCCGATGCTCTGAAACATTGTTTGTCCCACAAAAAGAAGGCGTTGCGTCATGGGTATGAAACTGAACCCGAAACATTGGGAGGCCAACGAGAACACTCCCAAAAGGCTTGGGAGGATCGAAAATGTCTGATGCCGCGTTGATGCTGAGAGAGCTGTCGTATCCCTGGGAGCCTGGCGAGAAGATCAAGGCTGTGATCGACCGGACTTCGCGCATGTGCCGGCTCTCATACTGGCGAACTTTCGACATCTGGTATCGCAAGGCCCGGAAGGTCGAAGACTACGAGGTCGCTCAGATTGCCGAGGCCTTGCGCATCAAAAACGAAAAGGCAGCGCGGAATGAACTTCACGACCTCAAACTCCGGCTCGCCCGGCTCGAGGCCTCCCTTTCTCAGGGAGATGCGGACTTCCATAGCCCGACTATTGATTTCACTCGGGACATGGTGCGCCAAGCTGGCGGTAAAAATCGCCCCTTGGCTAGATGAGTAGGAAGTGCGTCGTAACTTAACCAGCAAACGCAGGGGAATTGCATGCTGAATATGTTTTCTAAATCATCTGTGCCGTTGATTGAGGAGGTTGAGCCGCCGGCTCGCAACCTGTCGGACGCCCGCAAGAAGCTGCGTTGGTTGATCAACAACCCGCCGGCCGACCTCGCCAAGGTCATGAAGGTTGATGCTGACATGGCTGCTGCCATGCTTGAACGTAATAAGGACGACGAATGGCGCAACCGGCCCCATTCCGAAAAAGGGTTGAGGCGCTACGCGAAGATCATGTCGGCCGGTCGTTGGAAGATGACTGGCGAGCCAATCATCTTCTCGAAGTGCGGCAACTGTCTGAATGGACAGCATCGGCTGATGGCCTGCATCCAGTCCGGCGTAGATTTTGAGACACTGGTTGTTTTTGGCATCGACGATGATGCATTTGCGTTTATGGATACTGGCATCGCTCGCAGCGCTGCCCACATCTTTGCGATCGAGGGGGTTGCGAACGAGAAGCTGGCGGCGGCGTCATCTCGACTTCTCTATGGCTACAAGCAGCGCAGCACTTGGGACGGCGGCAATATCGAAGTCGAGAACGCCACACTTTACGAGTTTTATACTCGCCATTTACGGCTTCAGGACTCGTTTCCGTATGCGCGCCAGCTCTACAAGGAGCTGAGTGTTACGCCGCGCTGGGGTGCCTTCCTGCATTACATTTGCGCCGAGAAGGGGCGGAATGATGCAAACTCGTTCTTTGAAATGCTTGCAACCGGGATCGGCATCCAGTCGAAGGCATCGGCGATGCACAAGCTTCGCCAGCGGCTGATCAAGGCGCATCACAGCTCCTCCGATACACTCAATGACAACTCGGTGGGAGCCTTCGTCATCAAGGCGTGGAATGCAACTAGGCAGGGCAAAACGCTGGATGTCCTGAAGTGGCGCGGGGCTGGCGCCCCCAACGAAACGTTCCCGAGGGCTGAATAATGAAAACTGAACCCATCTTTGTGGATTCTATCCGGATGGGCGACGGGCGGCGGCAGGTTGACCCTGCCGCTGTCGATTGCCTCGCCGAGTCGATGGATAAGCTCGGATTGCTTCAGCCGATCTCTGTCTACTCTCCCGACGACCACACTGTAATCCTGGTTACTGGAGCGCATCGCGTCGCGGCGGCGAAGAAGTTGGGCTGGGAAATGATCGATGCCTTCCTGGTCGAGGGCACCGAGATTGATCGAGAGATGCAGGAGATCGCTGAGAACCTGCATCGCAATGACCTGACCGCCTTGGAGAGATCAGATCAGATCGCGCGATGGGCAGAATTGACCGCGGCTAAGGCTGTTCAACTTGAACACCCTTCTGGAGGGCATCAGCCCCATGAGAAGGGTGTAAGTAAGGTCGCGCGAGACCTTGGGCTTGATCGCGCCGATGTAATTCGTTCCGTGAAAGTCGCCTCGTTATCTAAAGAGGCCAAGGATGCAGCGCGAGGTACGAATGTCGAGAACAACCGTTCGGCATTACTGGACGCCGCAAGCAAGCCGACCGTCGCCGAGCAGGTGGCGGAAGTTCATCGGCGGATTATCGCTCCAGGCGCCAAAGTGATCAAACTCGCCGATGAGCCCCTGAACGATCTGGAGGCCGCGGAGAAGCAAGTAGCGGCCCTCATGAGTGCCTGGAACAAGGCTGGCAAGGCGGCGCGGGAAGAGTTTCTTCTGCGCATCGAACAGCCGGTCATGGATCGTCAGTACGCCTAATCCGCCTGCATCACAGTTTGCGGACAATTTACGGGGTAGGGTTATGTCACTTGTTCAGCAGTATGCGAGCGAGCGTAGGGCTCGCCTGGCGAGGCTCGGCGCCATTCCGACCAATAGCGTTGTATCCAAACTCACCGAGGCGCAGGTCGTTCCGCTGAGATCGGAAAAGAAGTTCGTCGTTCCGCCAGTCGAGTTCTTCTATCCGAATTTTTGGTGCTGGGATCTGGTGACTTCAACGAACCGGATCATTCCGAGCATCCAAAATATTCAAAACGTTGTTGCGAACGAATTTAATATCTCGGTGAGGGATATGGTTTCGCAGCACCGAACCAAGAACCTCATTCTGCCACGTCACATTGCGCTCTATCTCGCCAAGGAGCTGACGGAGTTCTCCTATCCCGTCATTGGCAGGTTCTTCGGCGGTCGCGATCACTCCACGATCATCCACGCCATTCAAAAGATTGAGGCTCGGTTGCTGAGCGAGCCTGATCTGGTGCGGACCATCGATCGGCTGCGGAGTCTCTTCGGATGAACAGGAATAAAGCTCTTGAGGAAACAGATCGTATGCCGGCAGATCTTCGCGAGTGCGTTCACGAATACGGTCTGCCGATTGTCTCCGTTCTCATGAAGCACGGGATCAAACGCGGCTCTATCATTCGCGAGATCGTGCGGGAGATTTGGGCTGGCGCACGTCAAACCTCACAGCGACGCGCCCCGTCATCCACGCTGGATTGGTATTTTGTGCAGGCCGGCATCGACCTGAACACGCCGACGCTTTTGCGCCTCCTTGAAGACCAGAGCCTGATCATTGTGCCGAAGAACGCGACCGTACAGATGGTGGATGCCAGCATGGACACGGTCTCCAAGCACGATATGGTGATTACCAAAAGGCAGAAACATAAACTGCGATTGGACGCGGCGCTTGAGGCTGGGTCGAAGCACCTGCTCCGTCTGCGGCCAGCTCAATACAGAGGTGCGGCATGAGCAGTTTTGTCCTGCCCATGCCACCCTCCGTAAATGGCCTCTGGGCCAACGGCAAGCACGGCAAGCGATACCGCACGCAACTCTACGATAGCTGGATCTATGAAGCTGGCGCCGAGATTATGCGTCAGCGGCCCAAGAAGCACGTCGGCCCTGTGATCCTCTCCTATGAGGTCCAGGAGCCGGCCGGCAAGCGCAAATACGATCTCGGGAACCGGGAGAAGGCGTTGACCGATCTGCTCGTCAGCCATGGCATCATCCAGGCCGACGACAATACGATTGTGCGTGAAATCAAACTGAAGTGGGCGACCGATGTTGAAGGCGTCCGGGTAACTGTTGCGTCGTTCTTTGCGTCCCCCGAGACCAAGGAAGACGTGAGGGCCGCTTGACCGTTCTGAGTGACTACGTTGCCCGTATGGTCGAAGGCGGCATGGAGATCGACGAAGCGATGCAAATCGCCGCCGAGCTCTTTGCTGCCGGCGTTGCAAGTGCTGGCGTAAGACCTTCTTCCGGGGCTCTCCGGACTCGGAAATGGCGAGAGAAGCAGCGTCACAAAGCGTCACAAAACGTCACATGTGACGCGGAAGTTTCGATGTCATCGAACGTCACCAACCGTCACAAAGCGTCACAAGGCGTCACAAGTGACAACACGCCTCTCTCTTCTTCTAATTCTATTAACAGAAAGAGGGGGGAGCGACTGTCACACGAATGGTCTCCGTCCGAGGCCGATCGATCCTTCGCCAAGACCCTCGGCTGGTCTGAGCCGCAGATCGACAGCGAGGCAGCGAATTTTCGAGATTATTGGATCGCCAAGCCGGGAGCGGGGGGCTGCAAGCTCGATTGGCCGGCGACGTGGCGGAAGTGGATCAGGTCCAGCAAGGTCAAGCCGATGGGCAACGCGCCTGGTGCTGCGCCGGTTAACCAAGATTGGGAAGCGGCAGCGAAAATGTGGGCGTCAATTCGCCGCTGGCCGCGGGGGCATGGCAACGATCCAGATTCGCCGTCCTGCCAAGCGCCGCTTGAGATTTTGAGGAAGCACGGTATTCAACCAATAGGGGCATCATGACCACACTCACACCAAGGCAGAAAGAGGTCTGCGACCTTGCAGTGCAGGGCCTCACGGACAAGGAAATCGGCCGGCGGCTAGGCATCAGCCACCGCACGGTACAGGACCATGTGTCCAATGCGTTCCAGATCTACGGGGTGAAGAACAAGGTTGGGCTGCTCTATCGCATGATGGAGGGCGCAAATGGCGCGAGCTAAACGCCGGCAGCCCTACGACCCGTCAAAGCTGGTCGATCGCCGTGCGCAAGAGCTCGGCCGCGGCGCTGATGTCTACTTTACGGAGATAGACGACCCATACGAAGCGGGCGCGAAGATTCTGGCCGCCAGGTCTCGGCGCGATAGCCCTTTGGACGAGATGCATTCGCGCGGCCAGATCGACACGGCTCAATACGAGGGCGGACGGTCGTTCCAGCGCGACTTTGAGGCAGCTGAGCGCGGGCCACGGGCGATTGATCCGGGCAAGGAGGCGGTTGACGGCGGGCTTTCGCCCGAGCCCATCACAGAGGCCCAGCAACGCGCCGCCAAGAACCTGAAGGATGTCTACAAGGAATTGGGAGCGGACGGCGCTGCGCTCATGCACGACGTGCTAATCCACGGCCAGAGCTACAAGCATATAGCGGCGGCTCGTGGTTTTTCCGGGCAGCGCTGGGAGCGGTATTTTGGCACGACCGTCTTTCTGCATCTGCACACGCTCGCCTTCGTTTACGGCTTCGCGAAAGAGCGAACCGGAAAGAAAAGATTGGAGCCCTGTGGATAAGTTGCGGATCGGTACAAAATTGTTGACCGTACGGCCAGAATATGCAAATTGTCACCATCGCAAGAATTGTAACCCGCCCGGAGAAATCCGCTGGCGGGTTTTTCGTTTGGCCGCCCCGCGTCTCGCTGCAAAAGGGATAGGGGTCCGTGGCTTTGCAGGCCATCCGGCAGCCCGATAGCTGGCTGGGCCAATCCCTTCGCGCGGCCTCAAGCAACCCGATGCGCTGCATCCCCCTGCCACGGCCGATTACGTGCCGAGAGCGCCGACATGCTGAGCGCCGCGCGAAACCCTTCGGGCCGAAACTGAGCTTGGTAAATGGTAGCCGCCGGAGAACCTTTCAGCAGGGCGCGGCCTAAGTCGCACGTAGCAGCCTGCCCGAAACCCATAGGAGCCTGTAATGACCGCAGAACAGCTCAAGTTACTCGCCCGCATGATCCGCGACGGCCAGGCGAAGATTATCGAGCGCGGCGGCAAGCTCGTGCCGGTGAGCCTGATCTGATGGGCGTTGACGGAACACTGCTGTGAATTTCGGCCTCCCCGAGGCATTCGCCTACGCAGATCAGATCTGGGTGGGCGGCATGTTTATGGTTGCTTTCATGGGCGGCTGGATTGTTGGAGGGATTTGTCAGCGATGAGCGCAGAGATCGTCAACATCTGGGATTATCGCCGCAAGGAAGAACGCGAGGCCGCAATGGTCCGTATGGCGAAGGAAGTCATGGGCTTGATTGACACGGCGCCCTGCGAAATGCCGCCTGTGTGGCCGTCCTATCAGGCGCCAGAGAGTGATCCAGCTTAACGACCGGGCCTGACGGATTCGGGCATACGCAGAAGCACGAAGGAAGTAGAAATGTTGACCGTGAAGCACGTCATGCCCGATGGCCATGAAGAGATCTATGCCGCTGTTCGGGCTGGCGCAACGAAGGCCGCAATCACCGCAAATGAGCCCCGCGGGCAGTTTCACATTGAGACAGCAAAGGGCGATATTGTGATCCTGGGCGGCGAAGGCGACGGCGTGTTCTATGTGATGAACGACGCTGGCAAGACCGTTGCCAAGTACGATTTCAATCCGCCCCAAGCTGCTGTGATCGGCGGGAAGCCTTGGGCCGCACATGCCATCGCTGGCGGGGGCTTGGGCTAGATATGACCTCCATCGTCACCGACTTCAGGTCGATCAAGCGGATCTTGGAGCGCCAAGACCAGAAAGCCGAGTTCGAGGCTAAGAACCCGAAGGTAGAGCCGAGCATGTACGGCTGGCCGTATGGGGTGGCGGTGCCGCTGAAGTCTTTGGCGCACCCAGAATGGCCGTATGCCGGGACTGGCTTTGAGTGGTCGAAGTTCAAGATTTAGGCTACACTTCAATCATGAGTGAGCCATTTCATCCGCGCCCAGACTGCCCCGCCGTCTACGAGAAGGACGGCGTCGTTCTTGACCTCAATCAAACGCCAGTGACTTTCCCCTGTGGAGCATTGCCTGGCTGTGGCGGTCCTGGATGCCGTTGGGCGCGAAAAGATGAATATCCATTGCCGACCCCAAGTTCAGTAAATGGCTAAAAACCTTACCGATATCCGCTCATTAGCGCGAGGCCACACAGAGGGCGCGCTGGCTACCCTTGCCAGCATCATGCACTCGGCTGAAGCCCCGCCAGCGGCCCGCGTTGCCGCGGCAAACGCCCTTCTGGATCGTGGCTGGGGTAAGCCTGCGCAGCCGGTTGATGGGGACGGCGAGGGCGGCCCAGTTCAGCTCATCCACAAGATCGAGCGCGTGATTGTCCGGCCTCAAAATCAAGACGGCTGAGGTTTTTGAGCCGCTTCTCCAGCCAGCCCGCTACAAGGGCGCGCATGGCGGGCGCGGCTCTGGCAAGTCGCATTTCTTCGGCGAGCTCGCTGTTGAGGACGCGCTAAGGGCGCCGGGCGACTTCGGCGAGGGCCTTCGGATGGTCTGCATCCGAGAGGTGCAGAAGGA